GGGACCGGTGCCGGTATTATACCGGTTGAATCTTCACTCCTAATCCTTCACTAATACTAGTTTACTATTTAAAAATTATTACTAACATTGTTAGTCGTAATCGATAGTGGATTATTATGAAGTGAAGTTATTAACGATAATGAGGTTGATATGGAACAAGTTTTCACACGCTTCCGTGAACGTTCAAAACAATCAAACGAGGGTATCTGGCGATACCAATCGAGATATTTGAACTACTCAATGGGAGGGTGGAATCATGTTACTACCCACGAACAATCGTGGGACTCAACCTCTAATGGTAACTCTAGACCTGATCATGACTGGCTTCTAATAAAGAAACAAATTGATCCGATCTATATTAGCGGTAGTATTAGCGCTTACCATGTAGACGACTTCTTTATGCCGTCTTACACTTTTGGTAAGTTCAACGATACTACTGCTTTACCCAACTTCGGCACGGAAAACTGGTCGTCTTTGTTCACATCCGCTATTGCGAATATGAATCCAAATACGCCTACTCTTGATCTACCTATGATGTTGGTAGAGCTGAGAGATTTTCCACGCATGCTCAGAAACCTTGGCCGTTGGCTAAAGTTTCGGCACGATGTACCCAAAGAAAATATGCATAAAGCGTTCACTGAGTTTTCAGGTCTCATGGTATCCGAGGATCCACGAAACCTAATTCCAGAAACGTTTCTTTCATATCAATTTGGTTGGGCTCCCTTAATCTCTGATATTAAAACTTTTCTCGACGTCCAAAAGGACTGGGAGGATCGTTTGAATTATTTAAGAGATCTAAAGGCAGGTGTAAGACAACGCAGAACACTTAGTTCTGATAAGTCGTCTTACTCGAGTTACTATCCTATTTGGTTGTTTAATAAGTACCTTCTTGATGTTCATTACTCAGTTGAGGAATCAACAGAAATATGGTTTACTTCAACACCCAAATTGGTGACAGATGTTCCAATTCCGATATCAAACGATGCTTCTCAGCGTCCCGAAGGGACGAAATTTGCATCACTTATGTATGGAGTAGGTAGAGCCGATTACTCAACTTTATGGAATTT